AGTTGGGTAAGTCTTTTTTAGTAAATTTATCTAAACCTAAATTCATCATGCTGTATACCTCGCTGTTTTGTAGTCTAAATCACACACAATTCTACCATGCCATCCAGACAGTTTATTCTTTACCACATTAATATGTCGCAACGTGCTTTCTTCACCACCATCGTCATTGCCACTCTTGTTGTTTACAGGGGCATCTTTTGCAATTAAAATCATCAAATCGGCTTCTGCTGCCTTACCTGTTCTACTGCCCTCCATCATGGCTTGGTTAAGTACAACCTTGCCCTCTGCTTCTGCAGACAACTGCGACATATAGAATATGGCACACTTATGTTGCTTGGCAATCATACGAGCATGAACAGCATTTGCTTTCAACGCTTCGTCTTGTCGTGCAAATCCTGCTGTCTTGGCAAACTTGTCACCCATATCAAGAACAACGACATCTGGTTGGTAAGACTTGCAGACACTCTCAACCCAAGACATGTCCTTGCCAGTAGCATCACGTAGCTTGACGTTCCTCTGTATCGGTGCATACAACTCTTTCGCTTTACTAGGATTCTCTTTTATCTGGTACTTGTCCATACCAGTAGCAGAAGTGAGGTAGCGTAGACCCACACGGTGACTGCCCTCTTCATTGCAAAGCACGACACACTTAGCACCTTGCCTTGCGAAACCATTTACTCCAGCAATCAAACTCGCATGAAAAGACGTTTTACCTGTATTGGGTCTAGCACCCACTTCAATGAGGTGTCCATCGTTGACACCCTCAACGACCCTAGTAAGGGACGATATATTGAAAGACCATCTGGCTTCCATGTCGTTTTTCTGTAACAAAGTGTCTACATCCATATCATCCCACTCTACGTTAAGGTTTGGTGTGAAGTCATCACCATAACTCTCAAGGATATTACGTAAAGGCTCAAGGCTCGTCTGCGAACCATTTACATAATCAAATCCTAGATTGGCAATGTCTTCTCCCACAACTTGTTGGAATAACTTTGATAAGACTTCCTGTGCCACATCATTACCCAAAGGATTCTCTTTCTTAATCCGTTTGAATAAATCTCCATATGCACCTTTCTGTGCAGTTGTTAGTGTAGGATTGTTGGCCATGAACAACGCTTCAATCTCGTCTGGTGTGACGGTTCTTTCGTAGTTGTACATCGCTTTATCAATCGCACCTTTTATCTTTCGTACATCTTTACTAAATAATCTGTCTGGGCATCTAGCACCTCTATGCTCCTCGTAAAAGGTTCTATCCATTAGACTTCTGACTAAACTTAATTCCATGCTGTGTCTCCCATTCTATTTAAATTGTTTATGTCTGTTTCATTACGGTACTTCAAGTCATCTGTCAAACGTAAAACCTTTACATTATTCACATGCCCTCTTAACTCTTTACTAAACGCTACAGTTTTTGGCAAGGCATCTGGGTCAAGTGCCACTATTACAGTCGAGAACTGCGATAGATACTTTTTGTGTGATTCGGAAAGAGATGTACCCAACACAGCAACACCCACAAATTCATCTCTCCCAACTACACTAGCACTAATGCAGTCCTCGACAACGACTGCCACTTTCCCTAACCCATAAGAAAACGGCAACCCACTCTTACCATACTTTTTCCATTTAGGCAAGCTATTTCTTAAACTTCTGCCTACAGCATCAACTATGATGCCATCATGGATGATAGGAAAGACAGCACGATTATCTTTTACATCGTAATGTAGATCCCATTCGTCAATGCCATATCTATCTGTAAACCTAGTAAGTTCACGCTGGCCATTGCAAGGCACGACATACTCTGGCATGGTAAAATCTGCATTGTCCAACTCCTCTACAGCAAATCCCAAAGACTTTTTTATATCTTCCGATGTTAGTTGAACACGAACACCACCAGACACAAAGCAAGACACTTTATAACAATTCCATACAAGACTACCCATATTGTTGGTGGCCGTAAAAGTTTTGTATCCTTTACAGTTAGGACAGTCCATACGCTTGGTTTCTCCATTACGTAACTCTAGTCCTAACACTAAACTGTATATATCATTTATCATAATGTATCACTCTCCGTGTCGGCATTTAAAATGCTTTTAACATGATTCGTTCTAGCTGTCAAAGCATTATTTGCACTTGTGAATGTATTTTTTATGTAAGGCTGTACTGAACCTATATTTGTATGGCCTGTAACTGACATAATCTGGCTTATATCTACACCAGCATCAACCATTTCGGTCACGCCTGTTCTTCGTAAGTCCATAAGTCGCAGTTCGTCAGACAGTCCTATTCTTCTCATGACTCGCCTTGCCAACATTCCGACTTCATACATACCATAAGGCTTGTATTCGCCCTGTACAGGCTTTATTTTGGGACACACGTAGGGTTGAAAGCCAAAATCTTCTTTCTGTTCTTTCAGCATGGCAGTCAGTCCGTCTGATATTGGTAAAAACACCACCGACCTACGTTTACTTTGCTCTAAATATAGATGTCCTCTGGGTAAGTCCACATTCTCCCACTTCAAAACTCGCATATCGCCAATTCTTTGACACCATTCGTAGGCCATCTGCACTATAAGGCCAATACTTCGGTATTTGAAGTCACTATAACAAAAGTCAAGCATTTTTTTGACATCTTCTTGTGACCAAACCACTTTTCTTTTCTTAGGAAGCCTACGTTTGACAGTTTTATAGGGATTGAACGTGGTATATTCCATGCTGATGGCATAATTGAACACGATTGATGCACAAGAGCATACATGATTCGCCAAAGTCACTCCTCTGTTTACCCACCTCTCGTAAGATACCTTTGCATCTCTGCTTGTGATGGCCATAAACTTTTTTGAGCCAGAAGTCCCTCGCAAAACTTCTAAAAAGTATCTGTAATCATGTTTAGAACTATCTCGTAACATATTGAAATCATTAGATAAAAAGTAACTGTCAATTAAATCAGACAGAGTACTTGTTCTTTTTATGTTCTGTATTTGTTTCTTGTTTGTTCTGTATTCATCTATCGTTTTGTTGAGATTCGTTGCCAATAATTTGACATTTGGAACGTCCGTCCCTAGCTCTGTTCGTGCTACGATTCCCTCGTCCACTAAATACTGTGGTGGATTGAATCTGTAGTGTGCTTTTCCGTCACCCAACACTCTTTTTTGTACATATCTCATAAAAACCTACCTTTCCCATCTGTAAAATATATGTCTGTCGATTCTTGTCGTTCTTGTCTTAGTTTTTGCCCATGCTGGACGCACATAAGTCGCATGATAGTGCGTTGCACCCTCTGTAACGTCCAGAACTATGGTCTTTGTGAGCATAATAGATGCGTGTTCAAGAGCCAGACTCCAAGTATTGCTTTCAAAGTTAGGCTCATCTTTCTTACCATCACAATACCAACTAAACTGGCATTTGTGTAGCACAGGCTTGTTTGTTCCTTTGTATGTCACGGCTTCTTTTACGACTTCACATACTGTGTCTGGAAAACGGCTGTCTGCTACCCTATTCATTACCACTTGTCCTACGGCCATCTGTCCTAACATGGATTGATTCCCAGCTTCGTGGTAAATATTTACTGCCATGCACATTAATGCTGTTTCTAATATCATCCGTTTATTATCCTCGCTATATCAAAGTGGGCATAGACTAACATCCCACCAATTATTGCTATACATACGATGGCTACCAGCAAGTCCGTCAGAATCTCTTTTCTGGGTTTCTTTTGCTTGTTGTACTTACTCATATGAATATTCCTACGATTGCATTAGTAAATAAAGTTATGATTATGACAAATGCTATTGTTAATAATAATACTTGTCCCTCAGTCATGGCAAAAGTTCCTCATGAATTTGCAGTTGTTGAAACGCTTGCATACACGTTCATGCTTTGCAGTTTCCCAACACTCTGCTCGTGGAAAGTATTTGTTTGTAAATCTTTCAAAGGTATCATCCATCCCCATCATCAATACCACAGGTAGGATGAAAAAGGCTAAGACAATAACTGTGAACGCAGGGAAGAATCCCTTGTTATTATACGGCTTCATCTTGCATCTCCTCTTTGAAAGTGGTGATAGCTGAAACCATATCATCTTTTGTATAGTCATCATTAACAATCCACATTAATGTTTCAATAGCTTCATCATAATTTTCTACCCAAGACTTCATATCTTTTTCTGTAATCATATTATATTCCTTTCTTCTTGTTAAGACCTTGTGGGTCATATTGGTCTTCATATATTTCATCTGGCATAAATCGGCTACCAGTTCCATCATCAAACCAGTTATTCATGAACATCAGCACAATCATAAATATCATAATGTAGCTAAACCACTTCACAAACCAAATGAACAACCCATATGCTTGCTGGGCTTGTTCTAATGCTTGTTGTTTTACATCATCGTCATTCATACTGCACCACCTCTCCTGTGTTCCATTTGGCACATTCTTTCTGTGCGTCCTCATAGGTGTTAAATACTTTGACTGGACTCTTATCGTCCCACATAGCACCACACCCTTGCTTTACGTACTCAGTACCCTCTTGCTCAAAGGGTGTGAATAGCACCGCCCACTTAACTTCTTTTGTCATTTTCTTGCTCCTTTATTTTCTGTCTAAACCTATCAACTTGATGGCTCAGATGCTGTGATTTATTCTCTGCTAGTTTGTTTCTTTTGTCAAAGATTCTTGTAGCGTGTTTGTATAGTATCTTGGAGTCCGATGTAGGACTACGTTTTTTCTCTGCCATAATTACTCCCATCTATAAAATATATGCCGGTCTATACGTGTAGTTTTCTTCTTGGTCTTCGCCCATGCTGGCCTCACATATGTGGCATGATAGTGTGTAGCACCTTCCGTCACATCAAGAACTATCCTACCTGATAGCACAATGTGTGCATACTCTTTTGCCTTAAACCATGCATCACTTTCAAATTTAGGCTCATCTTTTTTACCATCACAATACCAGCTAAAGTGACATTTATGCAACACTGGTACGTCCGTGCCTTTGTATGTCACAGCTTGCTTTACTACTTCACATACCGTGTTTGGGAAACGTCTGTCCTCTACACGGTTCATCACCACTTGTCCTACAGCTATCTGCCCAAGCATGGATTGGTTCTTGGCTTCATGGTATATGTTAAGTGCCATGCACATTAATGCTTCTGCTATCATCTATACAATCCCCATCTTACTGATGCTTTGATAGAGTCAACTGTAGAATCACAGTCTGTGCTATTGCCTTCATCATCACAACCAATGACTAAACCTTTGTTTACCAATGGTATGTTTTGGTGCATCTCGTGAGCGTTGTAGCGATAGGTAAACCAATGTTGTTTGTTTATTGGTGTAAACAATCCTTCATCATCTATGTATATGCCATCGCTGCCCACAGGTATTCGGACTATATCGAACACTCTACATTCTATTAGTTTGTAAATGTCCTCGTAGTTACCACTATAGTCCACCTCTTTAACTTCTTTGAGTATTGGGTCTATTAATATTGCTTTCATTTAGCTACTCCTTTCTTGTAGTGAGTTCCATGCGTCTATCATGTTCAAGTCATAATGCCCATGATGATACCCACCCGGGTCATATGGGTCATACGCAATGGTAAAGTATGGCTTGTCCTTGAACGTAGGGTTGTCAAACATACCAAGAATATGCGTGTTTGTAACCTCAAGAACAGTTGCCATGTCAACACCTAGTGCTATTCTCATGTTTCTTCGCTTTGATTTAATCATACTTGTAACTCCTTCATTAAGTGACACAAGACATCAACGGTCATGCCGTTGCCAAGCATCTTGTATCGTTGTGTCTTGGACACATGGTTTGTGTAGTTGTCAGGTACAGTCTGCAAACGCTCACACTCTAAAGGACTGAGCTTGCGATACAGCCAATGTGTAGGGTCTACTGCGACATTATCTTTCTGCACCGTAGTGAGACAGTTAGTCTTTTCATCTAACCGAATCTCTAGCTGTTGTGAAGTCATACCAGCTACGCTATGCTTGTGGTCTTGTCGCACACCATTCACCTTGTACCTACCACGTATAGCACCACCGGTGATGGCTACCTTTGGTTCACGGTGTCCACCTTGCATAGTGGTTAACGTAGGTGACTTGCCATCTTCGTGATAGACACGCTTGATAGCATCGTAGCCTTTGATATTGGTTGCATCACCGACATGGATAGGTTTCTTGACAAAGGTAGGTATTTGTCCTTTGTACATAGATGCTGTAAGACAACTAGCCTTATCATCTTCTACGGACTTAACCAAGTCACCACGCTTTCTACCACACCACTCGTTGTTAAGATAGTTTGGTATCTCTTCAAAGGGTAAGTCTTCAAGTATGTCCTTCAGCACTATGCCCTTATCACTTGGCAAGCCCAGTTGAGGTATGTTTGTCCAATACAAACGGTTGCGACTTTGTGCTGACACAAGGCTACTATTGATAGCCGTAGGCAACACGCCAAGCATATCCGATATGATGTCTTGGTACTCTTGTTTCATACGAACATTCTCCAACAGAAAATATCTTGGCTGAAACTCTTCTAGTATACGAACAAACTCAAAGAACAAGTTTGAACGCTCACCCTCTATCAAGCCTTTGCCCTTGCCTGCAAATGATAAGTCTTGGCACGGACTACCAGCTACGATGAGGTCAATAGGTGTGTTGATTGTTACTCGTGAAACACTACGCACATCACCCAGCTGGATTGTATTTGGAAAGTTTGCTTGCGTAACTTGTATGGCATACTTGTCCACTTCGCTTGCATAATAGGCATCAACGTCTAAGCCTAACCTATTGAGTGCAATTTGTGTACAACTCATGCCGTCAAACAAACTCAATACTTTTATACCTTGTTTACATTTCATTCCCACCACTCCTTTACATACATAAATTCAATTTTCTTTGTTGGGTGTTGTTCTTGTGTCAATGCCATAGCAAATTCAACAGCAGTCCAACACTCACTCTTTTCTATTTGGTGAGGGTGGACAGTTACCTGCCCACGCTCCTCACCTACTTGTACACCTACATCCCAACGCATTAGGCTACCTTCCTAGCCTTACCACGCCCTTGTCGTGCAAGGTCACGGATATTGCTGACGGTGTTCTTGCCTATCCTAATAGTCAATGCACCTTCGGACTTCTTCTTGAGATTGTCACTCAATGTCTTGTGCATAGCGTCTAGGAATATACCAGTGATTGCCTGTGCTGAGTACTGTATATACCCACCATCAATGGTCTTGCTCTGTCTAGCAAAATCCAATGCTAGATTGTAAAGCTTGTATCTGCCAAGAGACACACCATAGAAAGCCTTGAAGCTTTTCTCTACTCGTGCCAGCTTATACTCAATCTCGGGTGATGCAAGTACTTGGCCAGTCATGCCTGTTGAACGCTTGTGAAATTTGATTGTTTGTATTGTCATAATATGACTCCTTTCTTAGTTGGTTTGTTGTAGTCCGATGTAGGACTTGGGGTTAGTTACGCTACTCATACACACTTATTGCACATAATACGCCTACTGTCAATACTATAGTTGCCGTAGCTTTTGTTTAAGCCTACGTTGTGCCTTAACGTCAGCGTCTTTGTGAATCTTTTTTATCTTTCGTTTAATGCTAATCTTCTGAAATGTTATGACTTCTTGCTTTCGCATTGAACTTCTCCTTTTCTTTCTTTCGGTTGTAAGAGCCTTTGCCCTTCTTTGGTGGCACTACTTGTGGCTTACGCCTTTCGGTAAGCAATGCCTTTGCGACTGGGTTTATTAAATGTAATTTAACCATGTTAATGCTCCAAATATGTTACGTTGGGTATACTCTTGTCCCAACAAGCTCTGCAATCACCACACTTGTTGCCTTGTGTGGGTGCCGGACACAAGTGTCCAATAGCCAAGTCTTTACTTGTGGCTACTGTACTTGAGTGTTCGTGATGCTTTGGTGGTACACCATTTACCATTGATGCACTTAGTCGTACAATCAAGTTGTTTGGAAAGTCACCATACTTTTGTTTGTACTGTTTCACAATAGAACCCTCTTGTGTGGGCAACCAATGCTTGACACCAGTCGTGCGCCCAGCTACATCTGCAATCATGCGTAGATGCTCCACGCTTTGTATGTCACCGCTATCATGCCAACGGAACACCTTGTTCTTGATGCAATACCACAGCACAAGAAACACCATAGCGTCAACCCAATTAGGATTGTTCAGTACCTTGTCCAAACGATTGTCCAACGCACTCTGCACGTTAGGGAATACGTATCTGCCCTTGAGGGCATAGCAATTAGAACATGGAGAGTTTTCCACTAGGCGTAGTTTACTACCCACATTGCACGCAAATGCACTCAATGAGTAGCCATAACTAGGCATCTTAGATGGCTTGCTTAGTCCACCCACTTCGCTCCATGCTTGTTTAACTGTAAAGTTCATCAGCGTAATCCTTCGGTTGTTGTTTTTCTTTCATGTTATCTTGCAGATACTTGATAAAGTTTTCTGCATTAAGATTGATTTTTGGCTCTTCGTGTCCATCAATCCATACCTCTACACTATGCCCATACTTGCTACCAGCTGGGTACACACCCTCTGCTGTTTGCACAATGGAAATGGTGCGTCCATCTTTGTACGTTAGTACGATTTGATTTGTAGGTGTTACCATGTCGGTTCTCCAAATTGTAGTCCGTTGTCGGACTTGGTTAAAATACAAAATTTAAAACGATAAGCCCAGCGCATATAAGCGTGAGACTAAAGATGTCTTCTTTCATTTACGTAATCCTATGATTAAATCCCAAACGGATAATGTTATTATTCCGACCAAAGCGGTCACTAAAATTGCTACCAAGAGTACACCCATCTTATTCGTCCTCCTCGCCAAAATCTACAAACCAACCACCGACTTGTTTGTCGGTAGCTTGACCCCACTCTTCAGGCATGATGCCTGTCTTGAGGAACTCACGCTCATCTGCTGACAGATAAGGCAAGCAGTCTTGAATAAGACC